GGAAAAGGCTGCAGGGAGAAGGTATCGACCGCTGGTCTACATCTGCTCACCCTATGCCGGCAACATTGACTACAATACCAGCCGTGCCCGCGGTTACTGCCGTTTTGCGCTTAGTGTGGGGTGTATCCCACTCGCGCCGCACCTTCACTATCCGCAATTTATGGACGAGTCAGACTCTGAAAGCCGTGAGCTGGGGCTTTCTATAGCGCTCATTCTCCTTGGCAAATGCAAAGCGGTGTGGGTATTTGGCGACCGGATTTCGGAGGGAATGGCCCGCGAGATTGCCAAAGCCAAGCGACGAGGAATGCCCATTAGGTACTTTAACGAAAAGTGCGAGGAGGTGGTGCGAGATGAAGATTGCAGTCGGCAATAGCCGTATGGATAAGAGGTGGAAGAACAAAGACATCTCATGGGCAGATTTCAAGAATGCCGTGCGCACCACAAAGCGCACTACGGAGACTGTGTCCGAGTATCGCAAGATGAGCAAAGCGCAGCAGGACGAGATTAAGGATATTGGCGGCTTCGTGGGCGGAGCACTAAAAGAGGGGAAGCGGGGTAACGGCTACGTCCATTGCCGCTCTATGCTCACCTTGGATATGGACTATGCCACCCCCGACATCTGGGAGCAGTTAGAGGTCCTCTATGACTGGGCCTGCTGCGCCTACTCCACCCACAAAAGTACGCCCGAAGCTCCGCGCCTGCGGCTGGTTATCCCGCTTGAGCGCGAGGTCAGTGAGGACGAGTACCCCGCTCTGGGACGTATGGTGGCCAAAGAAATAGGGCTCGACCTGTTCGACGACACCACCTACGAGCCCTCGCGGCTGATGTACTGGCCGTCCACTTCCGCTGACGGTGAGTTTGTGTTCCGCGAAAAGGACGGTGACCTACTAGACCCTGACGTCTATCTTGCCAGATACGCAGATTGGCGGGATACGGCCACGTGGCCAACATCCAAACGGCAGTCCGAGGTGCTGGAGCGGAGGCTCAAACAACAACAGGACCCGTTGGCCAAAGGCGGTGTGGTGGGTGCTTTCTGCCGGGCTTACTCCATTGAGGCGGCTATCGAAGCCTTTCTCGCCGGCGTCTACGAGCCCTCCGCCATGGCCGGCCGCTACGACTATGTCCCGGCCGACAGCGCCGCCGGCTTGGTCATCTACGGCGACAAGTTTGCCTACAGCCACCATGCCACCGACCCGGTCTGCGGCAAGCTGCTTAACGCCTTTGACCTAGTGCGACTGCATAAGTATAACGACCTCGATGAAAAGGCTTCGTTTAAGGCCATGTCGGATTTTGCTGTTAAAGATGAGCAGGTTAAGGCCCAGCTCGCTCTGGAGCGTCAGGCACAGGCCACCGCAGACTTCGCGGATGAGGACAACTGGCAGAGCAGGCTTGAGCTAGATAAAACAGGTGCAGTGAAAGACACGCTCACCAACATCTCCATCATTCTGCGCTTTGATCCCAAACTGCAGACTATCGTGTTTAACCAGTTCAAGAACATGATCGATGTCGTCGGCGAGCTTCCTTGGCCGCAAGTAAAACCCGGCTGGGGCGATACCGACATGGCCTGCGCGAAGCTGTACTTCGAGCGCGCCTACGGTATCTGGTCACCCACTAAGTTCAAAGACGCTTTGCTAGGGGTTGTATCTGTGGAGCGCCTCTACCATCCGGTGAAGGAGTACCTCGGTCGGCTCTCTTGGGATGGCCTTGAGCGACTGGATACCCTGCTAGTCGACTACCTTGGCGCAGAAGACAGCCCTTATGTGCGGGCCGTTACCCGCAAGACCCTCGTGGCGGCGGTGGCTCGCATATACCAGGCTGGTCTTAAGTTTGACTCCATCCTGGTGCTAAATGGCGCGCAAGGTATCGGCAAATCCATGCTCTTTGCGCGTCTCGGCGGACAGTGGTATTCCGACTCGCTCTCCATCTCCGACATGAAGGACAAGACCGCCCCGGAGAAGCTGCAGGGCTACTGGATACTGGAGCTAGGCGAGCTTGCGGGTATCAAGAAGCTGGACGTGGAGACGGTGAAATCATTCATCACTCGCGTCGACGATAAGTACCGGCAGTCCTACGGGGTTGCCGTGGAGAGTCATCCGCGCTCCTGCATCATCGTGGGTACCACCAACAGCGACGGTGGCTTCTTGCGCGACATCACGGGAAACCGGCGTTTCTGGCCGGTGCGGGTTATGGGGCAGGGCAGGTACCAAGCATGGGAGCTCACAGACGTCGACCAAGTTTGGGCCGAGGCCATTGAGAGGTATAACGCGGGGGAGGAGCTATTCCTAAAGGGCAGCCTTGCGGAGGAAGCTGTGACCCAGCAGCGCGAGGCCATGGAGGGGGACGATCGGGAGGGGCTGGTGGCCGAGTACCTCGACACACCTCTGCCGGAAGGCTGGGACAAGATGGACCTTTACCAAAGGCGTAACTTCCTCTCCGGCAGCGAGTTTGGTGGGGAAGCTCGCGTAGGAGTCAAGCGCCGGCAGCAGGTCTGCGTAATGGAAGTATGGTGTGAGTGCTTCGGCAAGAATCGCGAAACCGTCAAAAAAGGCGACTCCTACGAGATTGAGGGCATTTTGAACAAGATCGGCGGCTGGGCGAAATTCACCGGGAACAAAACGGGCAAGAAGAATCTGCCGCTCTACGGCCCGCAGCGGGTGTTTATTCGTTCCGATGAGGAGGCGTAGGCACATGCCCATTGTACCCATTGTGCCCATAAATCCAGTCATGGGCACAGCTGAAAACCCTTTGCCTGCCAAGCCCCTTGCCTTGTCTGTTCCCATTGTGCCAATAAATCACCCCTTAAAGGTTGTAGGTATAAGTATTAGAGAAGTAATGGGCATGTGTAAGCGTGTACACGCGCGTAGGAGTTTGAAGTGCTTGGGCACACTCATCGGCACAGGAGGATTTGATGCGCGAGAGACAGATTGAGCAGAAACTTGTCCGAGCAGTTAGAGCGATGGGGGGCTTGGCCGTGAAATTTGTCTCGCCCGGTTGCGATGGCATGCCCGACCGTCTTGTCCTTATCCCCGGTGGGAAGATGGCCTTTGTGGAGGTCAAGACAAAGGGAGGCCAATCCCGCCCACTACAGGTCAAAAGGCATGAGATGCTCAGGGCTTTGGGATTTAAGGTGTATGTCCTTGACGATGAAAGGCAGATACAGCAGATTCTGAAAGAGGTAGGCGGCCTTGAAAGAGAGGTGCAAGATGGAGGGTTTGCTAGCAAGGACTGATCTTCACGGTTATCAGAGATATGCCGTTGAGTTCATAAAAACGAATACAATTAGCGCCATCTTACTGTCCATGGGGCTTGGCAAGACGGTGATTACCTTGACGGCCCTCGTGGATCTGTTGTTTGACAGCTTTGAGGTGCGCAAAGTTCTCGTTATTTGTCCTCTCCGCGTCGGGATTGTATGGGTTGATGAGATTCGAAAATGGAGTCATCTGCATTTTCTGCAATGCTCAGTGGCCATCGGGAGCGAAACAGAGCGGCAAGCGGCGCTCAAAGCCAAAGCTGACATTTACATCATCAACCGTGAAAATGTCCAATGGCTCATCGAGAGCAGCGGGCTTCCCTTTGACTACGACATGGTGGTGGTGGACGAGCTCTCGTCTTTTAAGAATCACCAGTCAAAGCGCTTCAGGTCGCTGATGAAGGTTCGCCCTAGGGTAAAGCGCATCGTTGGGTTGACGGGTACGCCGACGAGCAACGGTCTCATGGACCTATGGGCGGAGTTCCGGCTGCTGGACATGGGCCAGCGGCTGGGGCGGTTCATCGGGAAGTTTCGCGCTGACTACTTTGTCCCCGACAAGCGCAACGGTCAGGTTGTTTTTAGTTACAAGCCTCTGCCGAATACCGAGGAGGAAATCTACCGCAGAATTGCCGACATCACTATTTCCATGAAGTCCACCGATCATATACAAATACCGGAACTGGTGACTGCCGAGCACCCTGTGCGGCTGTCGGACAAAGAGCGGGAGCGTTATGACGAGCTGCGGCAGGACTTGGTGCTCAAGCTATCGGGCGGCGATGTTACCGCGGCCAACGCCGCCGCACTGTCGGGGAAACTGTGTCAGATGGCTAACGGCGCGGTCTACGGCGACGACGGCGAAACCCACCACATACACGACCGCAAGCTGGACGCGTTGGAGGACTTGATTGAAGCCGCGAATGGCAAGCCTGTCCTTATTGCCTACTGGTACAGACATGACCTACTGCGGATGCAAAAACGCTTCTCCGCTACAAAGCTTGATTCGCCTGATTCCATCAAGGCGTGGAATAATGGGGACATCCCAGTCGCCGTCATACACCCCGCGTCAGCCGGGCACGGGCTGAACCTGCAAAGCGGAGGGGCCACCTTAGTATGGTTTGGCCTGACGTGGAGCCTAGAGCTCTACCAGCAGACTAACGCCCGACTCTGGCGGCAAGGGCAAAGGGACACCGTGGTAATCCACCACATCATCGCTAAGGGGACAGTTGACGAGCAGATCATGAAAGCGCTCAAGCGCAAAGATGAAACACAGAATGCCCTTATTGAAGCGGTGAAGGTGAGTCTAGGAAGGGAGAATGGCAGATGATCGCACTGAAATACATCAACAAGAACGCTGCTACTATTGCCGCTCTCCGCGACTACCACAATATGCGGTTCATTATTAACAACACCAGCGAGGAAATTAAGGACCTGTACGAGAAAATGAGCGCGCCCAGAGTCCCTAAGCTGTCCGGAATGCCGTCCGCCAGAAACCCTCAAGCCGGAGCAGATAAAATAACGAGCCAAATTGACAAGCTCGACATCCTGCGGGAGCGGTATAACCAGGCGATGGAGTACATGACCTGGTTTGGCCCGGCGTGGTCTAGTTTGACGGACGATGAGCAGCACATTCTTTCGGAGTTCTACATGGCCGACAACCAGAAGTCCGGTGCAACCTACCGCCTGATGAGCCAACTCCAGTACAGCGAAAGCCATGTCGAGCGCCTGCGCTCGTATGCCTTGAGCCATCTGCGCAGCAAGTTGTTCGGCTAAACATGAGGGAATTCTGAGGGAATTATTGCATTGCGGCGTGGTATAGTAGTAGTATCCAGAACTAGAGCAAGAGCCTTCGCGGGGTTTACCCCGCGGGGGCTTTTACATTTGCGAAACGAGGCGAGTTTATGCCCTACAGACCAAGGCGAGCCTGCTCCCATCCCGGTTGTCCGAAACTCACGGACGGCAGATTCTGCGGGGAGCATGCCAAACAAGAAGCAAAACGCTATGAAAGATACCAGCGTGACCCTGCTACGCGCAAGCTCTACGGCCGGACGTGGAAGCGCATACGCGACCGCTACATCGCGGCACATCCCCTTTGTGAGCAGTGCAATCAGCACAGACGGATCACTCCCGCCGAGGAAGTGCATCACATCACGCCACTGTCTAGAGGGGGCACTAATGATGTGGGGAATCTCATGGCCTTGTGCCCCAGCTGTCACTCCGCGATTACTGCACGTGAAGGCGGGCGCTGGGAAAGAAAGAACCAGGGGACTTAAAGCAGTCACCTGGTTCTACGAGAGCTATACGGGGAGTCCGTGCTTTCTTAGCAAATCGTCAGTTGCCTTTCTTACTCTAAGATAATCGTGATCACCGTTACCATTTAGCGGGTAGGACGGACTCCTGCGGCCAGAAACCTTCCCGTCGTAAACCATTTGAACCTTGAGCACTTTAACAGGGTTCGGATCGCCCCACCCCTCGTATCCGATGGATATTTTGTATTCGGTGTTTGGTCCGTGAGGAGCCGAAGCATCAACAGAAACAGAGTCAATGGGAGTGAAGACTCTAGGCATGGCGTCAATCTCCTTTCGTTCATTGTGCTTATAGTGTACTATAGTAGTCTATAGGTGTCAACGGGAACCTTAGGGTAGGGGGGTCAAAATCTCTGTGACTCTCGGCCCGAGCAACGGGCGTGGGCTCGCGTGCGAAAAAATACCGGTTCAAACAAGGGATTAAATGGTAGAAGCCCCTAAACAGACAAGGAGGTGAAGCCCCGTGGCAAAAGACGGAACGAACCGAGGCGGCCGCCGCGTCCGAGCGGGGGGCAAGCCGCAGCCCCTTGCGGAAAAAATCACGGCCGGCAAGGCCGCGCGAATTTTGGAGGCCGCGGAACTGCCGCCTGCGGCTCTACCGGACGTTGGCGAACTTGGCGACGCAGCAGATGTGTTTGGTGAGGACATGCCCGCGCCCAGCGACTACCTCAGCGCACGGCAAAGAGACGGGAAGGTGCTGGGCGCGGACCTACTGTTCATTGAAACATGGAAGTGGCTCAAGGCGCGCGGGTGCGAGAAGTTCGTCAACCCACGGCTGATTGAAGCCTACGCACAAGCCTTCACGCGCTACATCCAGTGCGAGGAAGCCATCAGCACCTATGGTCTTCTAGGCAAGCACCCGACCACGGGCGGCGCCATAGCCAGCCCTTTCGTACTCATGAGCCAGTCCTTCCAGAAGCAGGCCAACCTGCTCTGGTATGAGATCTTCGATATCGTGAAGCAAAACTGCACCACGGCATTTGTGGGCAATCCGCAAGATGACATTATGGAGACCTTGCTGTCGCGCAGGAGGGGGAGGTAGGAGCAAATGAATGTAACTGAGCGTTTAGAGAAAGTGCCTATCGACAAGCTGGTGCCGTACGCCAGAAACGCCCGAACGCACAGCAAGGAGCAGGTCCTGCAGCTGCGCTCCTCGCTGCGAGAATTTGGCTTTGTCAATCCCATCATAGTGGACAGGCACTACAACATCATCGCAGGCCACGGGCGTATCCTCGCCGCCAAAGAAGAAGGCATGACAGAGGTGCCCTGCGTGTTTGCGGAGCATCTGAGCGAAGCTCAGAAGCGGGCGTACATTATTACCGACAACCGCCTCGCTTTAAGTGCCGGCTGGGACGCGGAGATGCTGGCGGTGGAAATTGCCGACTTACAGGCCGCCGCCTTTGATGTGTCGCTCCTAGGCTTTGAAGACGCGGAACTGAACAAGCTACTTGGCAGCATGGATGATGTTATGGACGACGACTTTGATGTCGAGGGCGAGTTGAAAAAGCCTTCAATCACGAAGGTTGGTGATGTTTGGCTACTTGGCAGGCACCGCCTAGTCTGCGGTGACTCTACCCGCGCCGATACATTTGTTCTACTCATGGACGGCAAGGCGGCCAATCTAGTGGTGACCGACCCTCCATATAATGTCAATTACGAGGGTGCGGCGGGCAAAATCAAGAACGACAACTTGACTGACGGTAATTTCTATAAGTTTTTGTTCGACGCCTTTACCTGCACAGAAAAAGCGATGGCTAGGGATGCTTCCATTTACGTCTTTCATGCCGACACCGAGGGCTTGAATTTCCGCAAGGCCTTTGCCGACTCAGGCTTCTACCTCTCCGGCACTTGCATTTGGAAAAAGCAGTCGCTCGTACTCGGTCGTTCGCCCTACCAATGGCGCCACGAGCCCATCCTCTTTGGCTGGAAGAAAGCTGGCAAACATGTTTGGTACTCAGACCGTAAACAGTCGACCATCTGGGAGTTCGACAAGCCCCGTAAGAACGCCGACCACCCTACCATGAAGCCGGTGCAGCTCATGGCTTACCCAATCTTGAACTCCAGCATGACGGGCTGTATCGTGCTGGACCCCTTCGGCGGGAGCGGCTCCACCCTTATCGCCTGCGAGCAGACGGACAGAGCATGTTACATGGTGGAACTGGACGAGAAGTTCTGCGACGTAATCGTCAAAAGGTACATTGAGCAGGTCAGCGGCGCGGAGAAGGTGTTTCTTATCCGGGATGGCGTGAAGGCAGCATTCAACGACTTGGAACAGCCCCAGTCCGAGGCACAATAATTCCTCAAATTGTGCATGAAGAACTTGCTATTCCACAGCTTCAGAGTGATATATGTAGTCACCCAGAAGCTAAGGAGGTCTATGAAAAATGGATGTTAAATTCAATGTAACCGGCGAAGCGCGCAAAGCGCTCGTCAAGGCGACAGCAGAAGCTCTCGGCTGGGAGCCGGTCTACAAGGGAGCGCCGAGCTTCGCTTACGCGGTCAACAATGTCACCATCAGCAGAGACGGCACCCTCTCTTGGGATGAGCGCACTGATGAGGCGGCTATGCGGAATCTGCTCGGCAGGCTGCGGGAGATGGGCTTTGCAGCGCTAGACGCGGAAATCGACCCCGACGACAACTGCGACAGGCTGACTATCGAGATGCCGCTGGCGGGTTTTACCGACGCGGCGCTAGAGAACCTCGAACGGCTCATCGCCGGCAAGGCGGCGCTGATCAAGAAAGCCATTGGAGCAGAAGTCCTCCCCCTTGTCCGGACTAAAACAACGCTAAAATTCCCTTGGTTTAAGTTCGGCATTGACGGCTCAACAGTCGCCGCCTACTCTCGCTTTATCGGCGCGCTGTGCGCTGCGGCTAAGGAGCAGAAACGCGTCACGGTCCGGGAAAAGCCAGTGGAGAACGAGAAGTATGCCTTCCGTGTGTTCCTCCTTCGCCTCGGCTTTGTGGGCGACGAGTACAAGGCGGCGCGGAAGATCCTTTTGCAAAATCTCTCCGGCAACTGCGCGTTCAAAGGGGGCGCTAGGCCCAAAGCGGAGGTGGATGCGGATGAATAAGTTTCCCGCCAAGGAGGTAGTGGCGCGGCTGCGCAAAGAGTATCCCCACGGCACCCGCGTGGAGCTGGTCAGGATGAACGACCCCTATTCCAGACTTAAACCCGGCGACCAAGGAACTGTGGACTTTGTCGACGACACTGGCACCCTGTTTTGTATCTGGGACTCTGGCTCCACCCTCGGCGTTGTCTACGGCGAGGACGCGGTCAGAAAGCTGTCGGCGGAAACGGAGAAAACCACCCATGAATGATAAGATAAAAGAGCAAATCCTCTCCATCCGGGCGAGCGGCGTCACCAACATGTTTGACGTGACCCGCGTCCAGCACGAGGCATACGCATGCGGGTTTTACGAGCTTGTGCTGTATCTGGAGGAACACAGGGCCGAATACAGCCGCTTTATCCTGACCGGTGAAGCGGATGAGAGAGAATAGCTGCAAGCCAACATATAAACAGGGAAAGGGCTTCCATGGAGGCTCTTTTCTTTTGCCCAATTTTATGTAGGAGGCACGCATGAGCAAGCTGATTGATATAAAAGGACAGAGGTTCAATCATCTCACAGTTCTTAGTGATGCGGGTGCAGACTCGCGCAGGGAAAGATTGTGGAGATGCCGGTGTGACTGCGGTCAAGAGACTGTCGTAACCGGCAGTTATATACGGTCGGGACACACAAAGACCTGCGGTTGTCGTATTGGTCAGGGTCTTGACCTAGCTGAGCGGAGATTCGGGAAACTTACCGCACTGCGAAAACTGCCGCCTTCCAAAAAAAGGGCGACCGCCAGAACGGACGCTCAGTGGGTTTGCCTCTGTGCTTGCGGAAGAGAAAAAACAGTGATGACCGGCGAGCTTGTAAGCGGGCACATTACAACGTGCGGCAATTGCGCGTTCGGGCGTTATGCGTTTATCGGCGATACGGCGGTTTGTCATCTTGAGAACGGGGATTTTTTCACTATTGACCGCAAAGATCACGCCCTCATCAGCAAATACCGTTGGTGGAATAACGGTCACGGGTACTATGTTACTTCCGTTGCGGGAAAGAAGCTGTCTCTGCACGACCTCCTTCTGCCGCCACAGCCTGGAGCGTTTCGCGACCATATCAACCGCGACAAGTCGGATAATAGGCGAGTCAATTTACGCTACGCATCCGCCGCAGAAAACCAACGCAATCGCGGGTTGCAGCGCAATAACACGTCGGGCTTTATAGGCGTGAGCTGGCATAGAAGCTTCGGTAAATGTCGCGCCCTAATTGAGTGCGGTGGCAAGTCCATCAACCTTGGACAATATAACGCACCCGAAGAAGCCGCCCGCGTTCGCGACAGGGCGGCCTTGGTATATTTTGGCGAGTTTGCTGTGCTGAATTTTCCGGGTGAGGTAAGCGCGTATGGCTAAAAAGTTTGTCCCCACTCGCTTTATGTTGCCGACGTCGCGGTATGACAAAGAGCGCGCCGACCATGCGGTGGAGTTCATCAAACTGCTTTGTCACACCAAGGGTGAGTGGTCAGGCAAACGGTTTAGGCCGCTACCATGGCAGGAGCAGATTATCCGGGACATCTTCGGCGTCATTAAGCCGGACGGGAACCGCCAGTTTACGACCGCTTTCATAACCTGCAGCAAGAAGAACGGCAAGAGCGAACTCGCGGCCACTGTCGCGCTGTATATGCTCTGCGCGGACGGCGAAGAAGCTGCCGAGGTCTATGGTTGCGCCAACGACCGCAAACAAAGTGCCATCGTCTTTGATGTGGCTCGGGACATGTGTCGACTGGCACCTCTGGCACTGCAGCGGCGCGTGAAGCTGCTGGATTCCACGAAGCGCATCATCTATCATCCGACGCGCAGTTACTACCAAGCCTTGTCTAGCGAGGTGTCGACCAAGTTCGGACTGAACATACACGCGACGGTATTCGATGAACTGCTCGGGCAAAAAGACCGCGAACTCTACGACGTAATGACCAAGGGCGCGGGCGCGGCCAGGAGGCAACCACTGAATTTCGTCATTACGACCGTCAGTTCCGCTACAAACTCAATCTGTTATGAGGTGTATGCCAAGGCTCTGGATATTCTCCAAGGGCGTAAGACCGATCCGACCTTCTATCCCGTCGTGTTCAGCACACCGGAGGACGCTGACTGGACAGACCCCAAAGTGTGGAAAATGTCCAATCCGTCGCTCGGGATCACTGTCAAAGAGGAATACCTTCGTTCGATGTGTGAATCGGCGAAACAAAATCCGGCGGAGGAGAACCATTTCAGACAGTTCCATCTCAACCAGCCCGTCAAGCAATCCATCCGCTGGATGCCTATGGCCAAATGGGATGCCTGCGCCTTCCCAATAGATACGGCAAGCCTTGAGGGGCGGGTCTGCTACGGCGGGCTTGACCTCTCCTCCACCACGGACATTACCGCCTTCGTGCTGGTGTTCCCACCGGTGGGCGAAACGGACAAGTACGCGGTCTTGCCGTTCTTCTGGATGCCGGAAAACAACATCAGTCTCCGCGTGCGGCGCGATCACGTGCAGTACGACCTATGGGAGAAAGAGGGGCATGTCTTGACCACCGTCGGTAATGTGGTTCATTACGGCTTCATCGAGCGATTTATTGAGGAGCTAGGCAAGCGCTACAATATCCGCGAGATCGCCTTTGACCGCTGGGGTGCGGTACAGATGGTGCAGAACCTTGAAGGTCTCGGCTTTACGGTCGTCCCCTTCGGGCAGGGCTTTAAGGATATGTCCCCACCAACCAAGGAGCTGATGAAGCTGACCTTGGAGGAGAAAATAGCCCATGGCGGGCATCCGGTCTTGCGCTGGATGATGGACAACATCTTCATTCGCACTGATCCGGCGGGAAACATTAAGCCTGACAAGGAAAAGTCCACGGAAAGAATAGATGGCGCGGTGGCGACCATTATGGCGCTGGACAGAGCGATCAGGTGTGGTGGGGGGGCTGGTGGTAGCGTATATGATAGCCGAGGAGTCCTAGTCTTGTAAGAAGAAACATCGCCTCCGGTTTCTACTAAGAATCTGTTGACATGCCATGGCCCTGTGATTTATAATAAATACCACAAGGTTAATATTATGAATAAGGGAGGCGTGTTTTATGGCAAGCAGGGTAATTCAGATTTCTCTTAGCGACGCAGAGTACGCACATTTGGAAGCCATGGCCATGGCTGAGGCGAAGGGAATGAGAGTAGCACTTTATGTCAAAAACAAAGTGCTGGGGAACACGGAATTCAGAAGATGTTTTGACGAACTTCTTGAGAGAGTTTCACGTAGGAAGCCCGGCACGTCGTTCAATATTAGAATGGTTTTGGAC